TATACTGATACTTCTAACGATACTCTAGCATTTGCTGTATACCCAGTTGGCGCGTGGACTACTGCTGCTCTAGTAACTGCACTAGAAGCTAATCCAGGTCCCGCTTGGGCTAACGCTGTGACTGTAACTTCTTCAGCTACATTCACTAACTAATTTAATTAGTTAACGCAAAACAAAAACCCTGAGTTTTTCTCAGGGTTTTTTTATGCCAATAAATATGTATATGTCACATAGAATTAGATGCTATACATTATTTGATATTACTAAAACAAACGTAACTAATCGTAGTAAACCAAGCGAAGATGTAACAACATGGCTATACAATAGAAACACTCAATGTAACTTTGATACTATATTACAAGTTATTTCATTAAGATCACAGCCCGAAGTTGTTAAGAACCCTGAAAAATTAAAAATAGATAAATTTACTAAGTTTGGATTTCTGTATGACATCAAACAACTAGATTTTTGTTGGGTTTTTGAATTTGAAGTACAGCATTCAAGCGTATTTGATAATGGCATAAACGAACTTGGGGCTCTTTATACAGACTGTAACAACGTTCCTATGATAAAATGCCACACAGAAATACTTAACTTAGCAACTTTTTTAGATACTAGTGTTGAGTTAAAAAATATACATTTTGAGATTATATGAAAAAGAATAAAAAAATGAAAGTTGAGCGATTTGTAAAAGATCAACTTACTAATACAAGAACTATGAATTTATTGTTACTAGAAATAGATACTGATAGTTATTCGCTGTTTGGCAAATACACTATTAACAAAGAAAACAACTACTATGTGGTTTGCGCCGACAATGACGATAAAAAAAGAATATTCAATACACTAAAAACTGCGGTTACTTGGTGTGTATTCAAAGAAAGAAATAGAACATTAGAGTGTAAACAAATTGAGCAAATAGATTTTAAATTATCCAGCTTAGAAGTTGACATACTACAAACAACCAAAATTCTTAACAACTTAAAAGATGAAAATTTTAAATTGGTGTTTATTTCTAAGATTGAAGAAAGCAATATAAAGAAAAGACTACTACTAATACAGTTAAATAAACTTATAAATACGTCTAAAGATTGGCAAACTAAGAAATTTAGTGAAGCAAAATTAACGAACAAAAGATAAATACTTAATCAACATTGGAATACTAACTATGAAACTAAATGATCTAGAACAAAAGAACCATGCGAAAAAAGCATTAAAAGAAAACTATGAAGTGACTTTTGAAGTATCTTCTTTGGATAAAGCTAATACTAAGCATATGTTGAATAAGGTTACTAAACTTATTACAGAAGCTAGACAGTCTAACAACTTTTATAAAAATCAAACCTCATCAACTTACATGAAGTTAGTATTTATGGAACAAGCACTTAGCACACATTATAAAGACTTAATGAATGCTCCTAAACCCAGAATTGTTTTTGAAAACGAAGAAGTTGAAAAGTCTCAAGTAATTTTAGCTGCCCAAGACATGATTGATACTGTACAAAAAATGTATGAAGATATTAACGATATGATGGTTAAAGAACTTCCTGCATTAGTAAGCAGCATTCAGTCTGAAATAGGTGCTAATGAAAGCACTGAGTTTAATGCTCAAGCCAGCGAAGCATTAAGAGCATTAAACGATTCTTTGTTGAATTCTAAGAATTCTTTAGAAAGCGCACTTGGCAGTATAACTGGTCAAGCAGGTATGGATTCATTCGCTACAGATGACGCAGGCGTAGATGATTTGGGTATGGATGAGTTAGAGCCAACAGATGATCTTGGAATGGATGACGGTGTTGATCTTGATTTAGACATTGAAGAACCTGAACTGCCTGCTGTAGGTGGAGTGGGAAGAGCAAAAAGATAATGCGTCTTTTTGAATTTGATAATGATCCCGGTATCGGAGCAAAACTTGTTGCGGTAACCGACCAACTAAAAACTGATCTGGAAAATAACAAACTTAATTTTGGTATGACTACGGATCAGTTGTTGGATTACTTTCAAGACTATGATATAATCTTAGATGTTACTGATTTGTACAACATGATACAAGTTCCTCCTTTAAAACAAGTTATTACTAATATACAAGGCGATAAAGTTGTTTTCAAAGGTCAATCTGATGATTCAGACAATCCTGAACAAGACACTGAGCAAGAAAAAACTGTAGCTCAAATGGCTAAAAATGCTATGAAATAATTTGTTTATCTATTGATTTGTTTAATGATATCAAGTATAATTAAACATTATCAGAGAGAATCAATTGACTAATCCAATTTACAATCCAAACAAATTTAACTATCAAGAACTAAAAAGAACAACTACAAACGGATCTAGAAAGTACGTAACACCTGATGGTTTTGCTGTTCCTAGTGTTACAACTATCTTAGATGCTACTAAACCTGAAGAAGCTAAACAAGCGTTACAAAACTGGCGTAACCGTGTAGGTCATAAACAAGCACAAGCTATTACTACGGAAGCTGCAGGTCGCGGTACTCGTTTACACAAATGGTTAGAAAACTATGTAAAGCTTGGTACTACTGGTGATCCAGGTTCTAACCCTTATAGTCAACAAAGTCATTTAATGGCTCAGTCTATTATTGAACAAGGATTAATGAATTGTAATGAATTTTGGGGGACCGAAGTCAGCCTTTATTACCCAGAAATGTACGCAGGCACTACTGATTTAGTTGGTATTCATAATGGTAGTGAAGCTATTATGGACCACAAGCAAGCAAACAAAATGAAAAAGCGTGAATGGATTGAAGATTATTTTATTCAAACCTGTGCTTACGCCACAGCACATAATCAAGTGTGGAACACAAGCATTCGCAAAGGTGTTATTTTTATGTGTACCAAAGACAATGAATTTAAAGAATTTATTATAGAAGGTAAAGAATTTGATCATTATGTTAACGAATGGTTCAAACGTTTAGAGCAGTACTATATCCAGTTCGTTTAGTATTCATTAAAGATAAATAAGATATAACACTATTATGGAAAGTTATATCTTATGGCCATTATACAAATCTCAAAAATACAGCAAAGATCAGGCAACCTAGTTGATCTTCCTCAACTCTCTGAAGCAGAATTCGGCTGGGCATCAGACGAAAAACGTCTGTTCATAGGTAAAGAAACTCCTAACGAAAATATTGAAGTTTTAACTTCTTATTCTGAAATAGATTTTAGTCAGTTACAGGGTTCCGTAGGTAACTTAAACATTTCATCAGCTAATATTGCTAACGGTCAAGTATTAGCATATGATGGTAACAACTGGGTCAATCGCGGCGGATCAGCAGGTGGTTTAATTACATTAGGTAATGTATCTAATGTTAGAATTACCGGTGGCGCCATTAACTATATTCTTACTACTGACGGTATAGGAAATTTATCCTGGACGCCTAAAGGTGCATTGTATTCTAATATCGTAGCATTAAGTAATAGTACCCCGATAGTGATGACAGTTGCTAATACTACTCCTTATGTAAATGATGCGCAAGTTACTATATCAGGGGTAACAGGAGTAGCGAATGGTAATGTAAATGGACTAACTTTTTATGTTCAGTTAGCAAGTAACTTCCCTACCACAGGTAATGTATCATTATATACTAGTGCCGGCGGATCGGGTCCAGCAAACGGTACGAGTTTAACGTATACTAACTCTCCTAATGCAATTGCAACATCTACTATAGGTAGTGGTTCGGGGTCAGGAGTAGTAGGAGGAACCACTAATTCTGTTCAATATAATGATGGTAGCGGATTTCAGGGCGATGCAAATTTCACTTGGAATGGTAGCACTTTAACAGTTACCGGCAACACTAATATTAGCAATCTTTTAAATGTAAGTAATACGATAACTGCATCTAGACTAGTTTCTAACATTGCAATAGGCACTCCTCCGCTTACTGTTACATCTACTACTAAAGTAGTAAATTTAAATGCAGACTTACTAGATGGATATGATACTTCTGTTGCTTCTGCTGCTACGACGGTTGTGGTTAGAGACGCGAGTGCTAATATATTAGCAAATAATGTAAACACTAATAGAATTTTTAATGGTACTAGTAATGTAGCAATTATTGCTGGCGGAAATGTATCAATCACGGTTGCATCAACAGAAACAATAAGAGCTACTACAACCGGTGCAGAAGTATTTGGAAACCTGTTAGCAAGTAATGTTTATGCTAACTCAGGTACTGTAGGTGCTTCTTTAGTAACCGGTACTTTAACAACAGCAGCACAACCGAACGTTACATCAGTAGGTACATTAACATCACTTGCAGTAACTGGTAATATTACTAGTGCCAACATTACTACTTCTACTCATGTAATTAGAAGTGTTGCAACAGCAATTAGTGCTGCCGGCACAGTGCAAGGTGATGCAACAGCATTAGCAAAAGATATTAATGTAGTTTCTACAGTAAGCGCAGGACAGGGTGTTAGATTACCAACAGCAGTCGCAGGTATGATTATTATTGTAAATAATACAAGTGCTACAAGTTTGAACGTTTATCCATCTACTAGCGCCGCGATTAATTCTTTAGCAACAAATGCAGCATACACACACGTAGCAGCAGCTAGTTTACAGTACTATGCTATAAGTGCTACTCAGTGGTATACTGTAGGCGCAACTTACTCATAAATAAAATAATAGGGAAATAAAATGACAACTTATGTTTACAATACAAGTAACTCAACAGTTACTACTTCAGATGCTATAGCAACTGATAGAGTACGAATAGCTACTCTTGATCCAATACTTTACGCGGTAGGGTTTCCTAACACTGCTGGTACAGGTAATATTACTGCTGCAACTAATACAACAACTGTTACCGGTAGTGGTACTAGTTTTACTACTCAGTTAGGTAAAGGCTACTGGATAGGAAATGCCACTGGAACAACAGTCGGGATAATTTCTTCAATAGCAAACAATACAAGCTTAACTTTAACTGCTAACGCGAGCGTGGCTGTTAGTAATGCTGAGTTTACTTATTCACCATATAGTGTTCCTTATGTAGATGACACATTAGATCCATCTAATTGTCCTACTGCTAGCGGAATTATACCCGCACAAACCATGGTAAATACGGTAATCGTAGGTCAAGGAAATGTAGTTACATTCGTAAGTGTAGGAGCCAACAGCCAGATTAGTATTACTGAATTAGGTGAACCACACGCAAATACAGGCACTACCGGTTACTAATTTTTATCTAACAGATAAATAGCTTTATAACATTCTCATAGGGAGAATTTTATGTGATTTATAAAATCGCGTACCGGATAGAACCCGGAAATCAAAGGAGAATATCATGGGCAGACCCCTGAAAATCGCAAAAGCACAAGCCGTTATTACTATTACTGCAACTAACGCCACAACTGAAGTGGTAACAACTAGTGCAAACTTAACTAACTTAGGCATTATTGCCGGTATGCCATTCATTCCAGCTACTACTGTAGGCGGATTGATTGGTGGAACAACTTATTACATTTTACAAGTACTCAGTGCTACAACTTTTACTGCATCTGCAACTGAGTTAAGTGCTAATCCAACTTACACACCAGTTAACTTAACAGCAACTACTGGTCAAACTGTTGCTGCTACTGTTGGCTTAGTTGATTCAGGATTCAATAATCCTACCGGATCTGCTAATACATACGGTGTAGTGGGTGGTAATACTGCATTCTTTGGTAATCAAACATTGGTCAACGTAGCTATCGGTGTCAACGGCACAGGTACATTATATGCGTATGCTACAAGTAATGTTGTTGGTGGTATAGGAACTGATTTAGGAAACACACCTGCTGATAATTCAATTATTCAGTATGTAGATTCAACCGGCGGATTAGTAACATTAGGTTATGTTGATACTTCAACCGGAGTAACTACCGTTGCAATTACAAACGCTACTGCTACTGGAAACTTTTTAACTACTTCAGGAAACGCTCAAACATTGTATGCTAATCTTCCGGTAACTTTAAATGCTAATATCGGCGGGTTAACGGCAGGAACTAATTACTTTGTTAAAGCTATTCCAAACGCTGCTGCATTTACTGTTTCAGTAACGGCTGGCGGAGCAAACGTTGCATTAACTAATGAAACCGCTGCTTCTAATGCTTTACAAGATACAACGTTATTAGCTGCTAATGCTACTGCTACTATTTCAGGAGCTTCATACTTGTATGCTACCCCTGAAGCAGGATTTATTGTTCGTCAAAAAGGTAAAACAAAATACTTAGTAACTGGTTCAACTTCTGGTTTAACTGCACCTTGTTTTACTGCTAACGTAGCAAACACTGCACTAACACCTAATACTTTCAATATTCTTGGCACATATGCAAATACTGATACAGTGTTTGTACAATCATTAAGTGACTATAGGTCTGAAGTATTCCCAACAACAGTAGCTGCTGATTCATTATCTGCTGGTACTGTATATACTATTGAATTTGTTGGTACTACTGACTTTACAGCAGTAGGTGCTTTTGCTAACATGACTGGTATTACATTCGTTGCTACAGGCGCTGGCTCAGGAACAGGTACCGCAGTTCTTGCAACAGTTGATCCTGATGTTATTGGTACATTCAATACTGCTGAAGATGCGAACAGTGCAAACGGCTTGTTGAACCCAGTTATTTCTATTAATAAGGCATAAGGAGATAGCAAATGGCTAATCCAACATCCATGCAACAAATAAAACAAGCAGAAACAGATATAGCTGTTTTGCAAGTTAGGTTTACTAACCTAGATGAAAAAATGGATGATCTAAAAGTAGATATTTCAGATATTCGTGCTGAAATAAAAGATACCTCTGAAAAATCTACAGCCTTAATTAAGGATTTTCAAGCTGATAACGTTAAGTCACACAAAGAAATGTCTAATAAAATCTCTGCTTTAGAAAAGTGGAGATGGATGATTATGGGTGCTGGTATTGTTATTGGTTCGTTAGGTTCTTTTGCTGCAAGTGTTTTATTTTAAGTGAATAAGAAAACGGCTCTTAGAGCCGTTTTTCTTTTAAAGCTTTTAACTTATCTTGTACTAAATCAAAATTTATTGTAGAAAATAATCCTGGATGTAAAGGCTTAGGATATTGATCTCCGCCTACCCAAGCATAACCTATGTGTTCATAATTTAACAAAGGGGTAAATTCTTTTTCTACTTCACAATAAAAAGTATTATATGTAAAGTTATTGTTTACAAATTTTTGAATAGGTATAAGTTTAAATCCAGTAATGTCTATGTTCATTTCTTCTATACATTCACGAGTGAGACCTTCTAAAAGAGTTTC